GATGTTTGCGATTGACTGGTCTATGAAAGCCAGAACACCACGGGGGTCGCGTACATACGCCTCCTCGATAGTTCTTGGGGGTGCCTGGGTTGCCCGTATCGCCTCCTGCTGTGCTTGCAGGGTACGCTTCATTTCGGCTATCTCTTGGTAGCCTTTATTTGCGTGCCGTGCGAAGCTTGTTTGGATTAGTTTTTGCGTCGGGGTAAGCCTGCGAGAATCCAGCTTCCCAGACTCTTCAAGAATCTTGACAACCTCATCATCGGTGTACGGCTTGACTTGCTGCGCGACTTCACCTTCGCCGCCTTCGCCTTCGGGTCGGGCCTCTCCCTCCTCGACGTTAGCGGTTTCTTGCTGTTCCTGCTGCTCCTGGCCTTCTTCAAGGGTCGGCTCTTCGCCTTCTTGGAAAAGGTCAACCTGTGTTGCGTCCATGCTGCCTCCTTGTTTGTCCCTTCCTTAATGGAGTCGGGACTACACATAATCGAATTTGCCCTCTCTGAGGTTTTCCAACATTGTGGTCGCGTTTTTCCCCCTGTCGAGGAAATGCTGCAATGTTGATTTGAACCCGTCGAGGGTCTTGAGCATCCTGAAGAACTCTTCCCGTTTTTCGTAATCGTCCGGCTTCGTCTTCTTCATGCCGTTGATTATTGCGTTCTCCGTCATCTGGAAAAACTCCTGAATTAACGGGTGGTTATATAGGGTTTCTGCCTCCTGCCCCTTTAGCATCTGCTCCTGCAGTTCCTTTTCCATCTCATCCATCTAGCGCACCCCCCTCAATCTCAGCGTTCTCAAGTACCAGCATCACCGGGTCCTTGATGTAGAACTCAATTCCGTCGAACCCGATTACTTCATCTGTAAGCCCTTCGGCTGACGCCGTTCCTGATTTTATTACCACATAATCGCCTTCGATTTCAATAGTATATCTTTTCAAATTCCACCCCCCGGTTTTGGCATCGGAGGCCCTTGCGGAGCCTGCGGACCCATCGGCCTGGTAGGAGGTGCCTGTCCTCCGGGCTGCATCTGCGGTTGGGTCTGCTGTAAAAGCATCTGAAGTTGCATGACGGACATTTGGCCTGCAGGCCCTGGCGATGTTAGATACTGCTGGGCGTTCTTGAACCCCATGTTCTCCCAGATGCTTTCGAGGAGATTGTATACGTTCTGCGGAGAAATAATCTGAGGCATCGCTGTGACGATATTGCCATACTTGTCAAGCATCTGCATGAGCTGGTTGACCTTCATTTCCTTCGTTCCGGTCCCTCCTCCAACATCTATCACGATGTCGAACTTGCCGTGTATGTTTGCAGGGTTGATGTCCTGCCACTGTCCGTTCAGTCTTACTGATACGTTCCTGTTAAAGAATTTCAGGTTCATGTCAACGAGTGCTTGGAAGATAGCCTTAACCCCATCTTCAGCCTCTGCGAATATGCGTGCTATCAGCTCCATTCTTTGTTGAGCTGCCGACATGATTTGCGATATGCCCGATGCTGTCCTGTTAAGGCTCTTGGAATCAAGACCTTGGTTATATTTCGTCACACCGGTCCTGTTCTCCTTTACGGGGCCTTCGACATATTCCATGATTTCCATAATCCATGGTGCCAACGGCTTGATGGGAACAGGGAAGATGTGCGAACCCGGCTCCCAGTCACCCGTTGTGAAGACCAAGCCTCCTGGGACGTTGTTGCTCTGCAGCATTGAGGCGTCAATGCGGTAAGGATTTATGATGTTCACCCCGTTGTTCTGGAAGTAGATGTTATCCATGACGTACCGCATAATAGCGGTCCTCAGTTTTTGGATGTCCAAGACAAGTTCAGCAATGCTTCCTCCAACCATTCGGTGTGGCTGTCTGATAGGAGAAGCAACAGCGAAAGGGGGTCTGCCATAAGGGTTATCATCATACTGTACGAGCTCATTGCAGATGATGGTTGCGATTTTCGGTATCCTATTGCCATCGTTGTCGTACTCGTTGAGATAGCACTCATAGAGCCACACCTCATCGCTTTCTCTGTCTGGAGAAATGAAGTCAATCCCGCCAAGGTCTACCCACATCTGCATATAAACAGGGTCATCCGTTGGTTGAGTGAAAGAATCTTCTATTTTCAGCTCGGTAATACCGTATTTTGCCATCGCATATGCGCGTTTTACTGCCTTCCTGTGGCAAATGAAATCGGCATCCTTGACGCTGCGTGTGTTTGGAAGGAAAAGGAACTCATCAGAGCGCAGATTTTCGACGCATGGACCAGAAATGTCGGTCTTTCGGTGGGCTTTTACCTTGTAGGTGGTTATTTCTGAGCCTTCAGGTGTGTCTTCCTCCCTGCTAACGACCTCTATGCTGGGAGATTCGGTGATTACTGCTATCTCTGGCTCGGTAAGGTTCTCAAACTCCATTACTTCTATGTCGTAGTCTTCCTTCCAATACCATTTCACAACGCCAGACTTAAGTATCAGGGCATCCTTGAAGAAATCGTATAGGATTTGGAACCCGTTTAGCCTTCTCTGGAAATCGAAGTTTATCTTAGACTCCATTAATTTGGAGGGGAGCATGTCCTCTGGTCCTACGGGGTTAAGGTTCACAACATCCTGCCCGCCATAGAAGATACGCATGAGGCTTGGCATGATGGATTCCACCGTATCGAACACATCTGACATGATGACCTGCGAGCGGCCCCTTATCTCATTACCGTACTTCTCTCGCTGATAAGCCTTAAGGGCCTCTTCTCGCAAGGACTGAAGCGCAACCATGTTGGAGATGCACTTCTCGATATACTGGAGGCACTTCCTCTTGACCTTATCAACCTTCTCATCGGCTGTTTCGCCAGGCTCTTCTGTGACGCTCGGAGAGATGTCGTCGTTCACTTGTGGGTCATTAGCAATTGCCATCAGAACACTCCTGTCTCGACGCGGGGAAATTCAGAATAAATAATAGGTTTAATATATTTCGGAGGTAGAAGCACAAGCCTTCTTATATTCTCTAGCATGTGGTCGTCTTTGTCTCTGGGCTTGTTCTTTTGCGTTTTGTCGGTTCCTTGCCATTCATCCCATATATAATGCGTGAACTCGTAAAGGGTTCTTGGACACGTATTAAATATAAAAAGGCTTGGTAGCCCGTTTCTGGATTTAAGTGCTTCCTTGACGGCCAATATGCCTGAATCTAAGTCTTTCGAGCCTTTATCCAAGACGATACCGTGCGCAGAAAGCCTTTTAGATATGATGTCGTACGTGCTTTCGCCCCTGTTCGAATCTCCCTGGGATGATGGGTCTATGATGACGCGGTGGATTTTGTGGTTCTTTTCGTGGAACTCGATAATCCACTCCGCAACATCGTCAGGACGGCCATGCTCAAAGCGTTCACCGCATACGTAATACATGCCTCTACTATCGCAAGCAAAGTACGTGACAGCATGTTCCGTTCTGGGATGCGTATCAATAGCCGCGTACACAGTGAAAACATCTGTGAGTCGAAATGGGTCAATCCAGTGAATGTTCTTATTAAACTCCTTATATACAAGGCCCTGAAGGTGTATCCAGTCTCCACGTAATCGGGCAGCTTTTTCGTCATCTGACAGATGCTTCTCGAACTCCGCAATCTCTTCGCCAGACAGGTAAGGATTATCCGTGATGTCCACGAAAAACGCGGCGATGGACGGGTCTGGATTGTCAATAAGTTCATCCTTAATCCACGGCTCCTTTAGTGGGGTGAACGACATGAGGCTCACGCCTCCGTAATCTACGAGTCCACGTTTATTGGCGATATACTTGTCTCGCGGCATAGGCTCGTCAGATGCTACGACGTGCCCGCTCCATCCTTCTACGAGTTCCGTTGACTGCTCATATGTCATCAATTCCAGGGTGCTGCCGTTCTTCAGTTCCCAGAAATAGTCAACACCCTGATTGTTCTTTTTCGTGGATTTTATTTCGTTGGCGGGCATCCATTCCTTCAGCTTCGGTATGAGGACCTGACCAACATGATGCGTCCAGTCCTCCCCGAACAGCCTAGCGCGAATAGGAACCTTGAACCTGAGCGGTGATTTTGTCCACGGAGTCTCCCCAAGCATAAAAGAGATAATCGCAACAATGAGGCTTGTGGTCTTTCCGCTGCGGTTCCCTCCCTGGAATATGATGGTCTTCTTCTGTGTATTTCGGCAGGCGTCAAAGAACTGCTCCTGTTTGGGGTGGGGCCTAAAGTAGTATATCTTGTGCGTCTTCTCATACTTCTCCAGCTTCTTCAGGAGATAGTATTCCTGCTTTTCCAATTCTTCTAGACGCTCTGTTGATTTTGCCTTCAGTGTTTCGGTGTTCACCAATCCTCCAGATAAGCCGGGCAGGTGTTCCCATTGCGGGAGAGGGGTTCCGCAGGTACACTCTTATGTCGCTAGTGGCGACTGTCGCCCGAACCCTTAAATCTTCTGCTTCGGGCTGCCCTTGGCCTTACTGCCCTTGGATTTCTTCGCCATTGGTCCCCTCCTTTTAACCTGCGGTTCCTTCGGACGCAGGAGATTGCTGATGCTGTCGAGCCTTTCCATTATTCCCCTCAGCAGCCCTAGCATCTCGCTTACTTGGTCGTAGTTCATTGCTCGTTAAATTCCCCTGAACATACCGGCCTTCCTCGCGCTACTCACCAGCTTCACGACGAACCTGGCAATGAGCAGGCTGAACAGCCACATCATCACTTCCTTGATTGCCACGGTCACGGGCTCAGGAATACCGAGCATGGGAAGCACGTACGACGCGATGAACCCGATGACGATAGGACCAAACGTCTGCAATACGTCAAGCCACATGGTTTCACCCCCTTTCTAAAGTTCTGCGTCTGTAACCGCCCAGAAATCGGACGCGAACTTCTCCACGTACTTATAAGACAACCACAGGAACCCATTGTCGCCAAACCCGACACCATACGAGTTCTGGGACTTGAACTGTTTTTGTTTATCATAATAACGCATTAGCACGTTAGCATGTCCGCCTACGGGGCTTAACCTTTCAAAACAACCAGGCCACGGGACCACGCCTGTCTTGGCGACCCCTTCCGTTTCGAAGCTCTTGAACACATCGAAACCATATATGACAGGATACAGGTTCGCCAGGGCGTCCCTGATATCGTCTATGTCCTCACACCTGTAGAAATGTACAAGCTGGTGGTCCTCGGCCTGCTTGTAAGCCTCTTCGCTCGGAGCCTCGCGGAACCGCTTTATGTCATACGGGTGAAGCTCCTCATGGCAAACACCCCATTTGTTGCCCCCCTTTACCACATCCCGTATCGTGGCCCCGGCATCCTCGCCCACCGTTCCCTCAATAAGCCTCGCATTGTAATACGCCATAAGCCTGGACAAGTGGCTGTAAAACTGCCCCCTGGTCCCCGTCAGCGCAGCAATCGCATGGACATACGCATTGCCAGTACATGACCCCAGGTTCCCCTGGTCGTAGCTCCTCACCGCGAACTGGTCAACACCCGCAGTATCTGGCAGCGCCCTGAACTTCCTCACAGCCTTATACCTGTAATCCCTGCTATCGGGCTTGTCCGGCAACCATCCGTACTTTCTCTCCATTTTACTTGGAACCTCCCAGCAGGGGCTTGTCCGCAGCGTGCAAGGCCGCCATATACTTCTTCACCGACCCCTTCGTGCAGCCCACCTTCTTGCCCCCCTCCTTCTTATACACACACTTACCCTTCGCCTTGTACGGCATTGTCGTCCTCCATGCTCAGGTCAGTGCTAGGCTCAACACCCTGCTCCCCCCTTTGTGGTGTCGTGCCCTGTGGGAGATATGAAAGCATTGGAGCGGGGTCGCTATTTTCCCCTCCGGGTACCCCCACACCCCCCTGCCCGTCATGCGCACCTTCAAGCGTGCGCAGCTCTGCATATATGCGTGCCTTTTCCTCTCGTATCTTACCTATATCTATATGTATTTGCAGAAGATTAACGTCCGCGTTGTATGCGCCTGCGGCTTTTAATGCGTGGTCATGCAGGATTCCAGTGATAAGAGAAAGGTGATAAGCGTTGCTCTCTTTTAGTTTAGCAGTACTAAGGTATGATAATGCCTCAAGGCTCTTCAGCCTGTATAATTCTGCACTGTCAATCTTGGCTGTCTCTTTGCTATCTATGACTGATAGATATGGTCTAAGTCTTTGATATACTGTCGGGCGCGCGCATCCAACCGCATTGGCTATATCCTGAAACGATAGTCCTTTCTTCCGTAAGTCTACTAGCTTCTTAAGGGGTATGCCTTTCTTCACGCCCGTAGCCTGCGCCCGGCGCTTTACCGCTTCCCGTAGCTCTTTCCTTGTATCCTCATCCTGCGCGGTCAAACTATTGATATCCCTCTCATTATCTGCAATCATGGGCAAACTATAACTAACACGGTATCTATTGTCAAGACCTATTACTTACAATCATGCTATATGCTAGCCCCTACCCCGTAGCAAATGCTACAACCCGCTGTAGCAAATGCTACACCCCGTGAAAAATCAACCACTTGCGCCTGTTGTCCCCAGGGTTATCCACAGCTTGTCCACAAGGCGAGTGTAGCAAATGCTACAGCCCTCGCGCGGTAATCACCAGTACAATCACTGTAATTACAGCCCCCTACCCCCATGGCACGGCGGTTGCAACTACCCTGGCAAGGTCGGCGTGAGGCGGCGACCGGTCCTCGGTTGGATTCCGACGGACGCAGCTAATACGCTGCTTGGCCGATAGCTACCACTATCCAGCCATTCCAAGCAAGGCATTAGCTACCGGTAAATATCCTCAATGAGCGAAAGCTCGGCGAAGAACCTTGCATAGGCAAGAGCGCCTCAGCCCGTGAAGGACATGAGCGAGTCTGGATAACACAGCCTGTGGAGTAATCCCTTGTGCTATGAATGGATGCCAGCAGGAAGTTCACGGGACGGACTGGCGCTTATGCAGAGAGGGATGTGCTTTTCCTGTATGCCTGCCCCTAATATCGCATAGAGAGGGGTTAGTCACATGAAGACTGCGAAAAAGGGGATTGTGAACAAGGAATACGGTGATGCACTCGTGCGTGCCCGTGAGGGGAACAGCCATTTCAATGATGCCCGTATTATGGCGGGGTTTTCCAAGCTAGGCATTGCTGTAAAGCCTGAAGATATCCGTGAGAATATTCTCACCTTCGACGGCTGGCTGGCACTCGGCAAGGTTGTGAAGAAAGGCCAGCACGGCGTAAGTATCATCGTTTTCCGTAGGGACAAGAAGACCGGAAGGACACAGCCCGGCTGGGCTCGTGTTTTCCACGTTTCGCAGGTCGAAACGCTCACCGGTCCTATTCGGAAGCATAAGGCAGAAAAGGCAGAAACAGCGCCTGCACCTGCTCCTGCTCCCGAAGTTAATGCAGATGACCTGCATAACATGCTCGCATTGCTGCAGAAGCTCGGATACAAGGTAAGTAAGTAGTGTTGTAAGGGGCAGGCATATAAGGAAAGCACATCACTAAAAGGGGGTGACAATCCATGAAAGCGTCCGCCGCATGGAACGCCTACGCGCGGAAGGTTGTTCGTGAACGTGACGAAGAAGTGCGTGAGCGCCCGGAAAGAGAGAGGGACAGGCTCATAGAAGAGTATGAGCATTGTGACCACTGGCTGTTCGTGGACGGGGTATGCCTTATCTGTGGGGCATACTTGTGGGGAGAGTCCAAGAAATTGGAATAATCTCAGGAAAAGCATGAAGGAAGAACTACGTCCGCACTGTGTAGAGAGGGGGGATAACTATGTTCGGCGAGTCATTTCTGCCTTATGTTCTGTTCGCAGTACATGATAAGGAGAGCAGGACATGGAAAGTGAGAGAGAGTGCGGGTTTGTGTATCGTGGAATCCTTCCACAGCAAGGAAGAGGCAGTAAAATTTATTACCGATTTCGAGAAGGTAAGAAAGGAGAAAGAAAATGGCATACAGGACAGATAGTTTGGAACATGCCCGGAAGGTAGTTTGCTGGTGGAACTGCCCCGGCGTACGGCAAATGGAGTGCAGGAAGAAAGGCATTATTTGTGCTAAGATGAAGGCTGTCGCCTACGAGCATTTTACTAACAATCCGACGGTTACACGCACAAAGAAAGGAGAGTGAATCAAATGTGCCTTGAAATCACAGGCAACATAAGGGTAGTAGTGGCAAAGAGAGACAAGGTGGTGTATAAACTTCTAATAAAAAACAGCGATGGAGCTCTTAATTCACCGTATTATTCCCAAATCTACGACCCCATGAAGGGATGTACTAAAAAGGTAAGACTTGGGTTCAATGTTTTCAATAATTTTGTGTTTAACCACACACGGAGAGAAGGGACAAGGGGATATCATGTATTCGCACACCGCCATGAAGCTGTAGACTGGTGCGCACGAACAAAAAGATAT